GAAATAAAAGCCAGATACCCTTACAATAAAATATATATTTACCCAGATGCCAGTGGAGGGAACAGGAGTACAAACAGTAGCCAAACTGATATTGCCATTCTGGAGTCGTATGGGTTCAGCAATCAGTCGCCACGCAGCAATCCGCCAGTCAGAGACAGGGTTTCTTCCGTACAGGCTTTGTTATGTAATGGAAAAGGACACGTACGTCTACAAATCCATGCCAGTTGCAGAAAGCTAATAGAATCAATGGAACTACAGTCATACAATGAAAAGGGAGAACCATGCAAGGATTTAGGGCATGATCACATGGCAGACGCTTTAGGATATATCGTATGGAGAGAATTTAATCCATTGTTTGCTCGTGCAGGGCGACCAACAGGAATTAGAATATATTAAAAGCAATGGTACTATGAGGAAAAACTGTGTATAGCTCATTAAATATTTATAACCAACCTATAACACAGGCTGTCTCTACAGTTGAATCACCAAATGCGGCATATCAACGCATGGCACAGTTTTGGGATTTGATAACAGACTTGAAAGAAGGAACATACAAGATCAGGAGTGAACATAGAAAGTATTTACCACAGGAAGCAAGAGAAACAGATGATAGTTATGACGTAAGATTATCAAGATCAACTGTTGTACCTTACTTGCAGAGAATTGAGAAAATGCTGTCAGGTATGCTCACAAGAAAACCAGTAAGGCTTGATGACGTTTCTGACTTAGTAAGAGAACAATTATTTGATGTTGACCTAGAAGGAAATGATCTTAATGTCTGGTTATATGAAACAGCAAGGACAGCAATATCATTTGGTCATGTTGGTGTATTGGTAGATGCACCAAAAGAAGGAGACAAGACCAGACCTTATTGGGTGACATATTCACCACGCAATATTCTGGGGTGGAGAAGTGAAATCATAGATGGTGCAAGACAGCTTACACAGTTAAGGTTGTTGGAAAATGTTGTAGAACCTGATGGAAAGTATGGGGAGAAACAAGTAAAGCAAATAAGAGTTTTAGAGCGTGGTAGATATGAGATCCATAGAAAAGATAAAAAAAACAGTGAATATAAATTATTTGATGAGGGAGAAATGAGCCTCAAAGACAAGATTCCTTTTGCTGTGGCATATTCCAACAGGGTAGGTTTTTATGAATCACGCAGCCCCTTGTATGACATAGCAGAGTTAAACCTTAAGCATTATCAGATTCAATCAGACTTAGATAATATTTTGCATATCAGTTCTGTTCCATTACTTGCTGTTTTTGGTTATCCAAACGCTGATGAGATAACTACTGGCCCAAGTGAAGCTTTAGCATTACCACCAGAATCAAGACTTGAATATGTAAGCCCCTCAGGAGATAGCTATGACAGCCAGTTTCAAAGACTTGGCGATCTTAAAGAACAGATCAATACTTTGTCATTAGCTGCGGTTCTTGGGCAGAAGTTAGTAGGAGAATCAGCAGAGGCTAAGAGAATAGATAGATCACAGAATGACAGCACTATGATGGTTATTGCTCAACAGATGCAAGACTTGATTGATAACTGCCTTAGATTTCATAGCGAATATCTCAATGAACCTAATGCTGGAAGCAGCTTTGTAAATAGAGACTTTGTTTCTACAAGATTAGAACCACAAGAGATAACAAGCCTATTAACATTGTTTACTGCTGGCACTATCTCACAGGAAACATTATTAAATCAATTATCTGCTGGTGAGATTCTTGGTGATGACTTTGATATTGAGGAAGAAATGGAAAGTACGCAAAACGGAGGGTTGGTAGAAATGGAAGCACCAGAAGAACCAGCTACAGACGATGATGACGATACAGAAGACGCGGCCTGATGAATGAGTACACCAGAAGCATTTTTTCGAGAAACTATTGATTTAAACAGATATAGTAATGCTGTTGCAAAAAAATATGCCATAACTTACAACGAAATAATATTAAACGCTGCTAATCAGTTAAAAAAAATAGATTTAAGACAACAAGCCGCAGGGGAGGCAGTTGTA